ACTCATGTCAGACAGCAATAGGAAGAACTGTTTGTCTGCTGGAGCCATACCAGACATAGGCTGAGTCACAAACACTACCGAGTACATAGACAGAGTAGCCATCATGCCAAGAATTGCACAGAACGTAATACCGATAGCAAACTTGAGATAAGCGTTAAGTTGTTCTTCATTTAAATTCATTGCTTTACCTTCTCAGGTTGGGTTACATCTTCAGGACAGGTTCCAGTTGCAGTGCAGATAGGAGGCTTACATTCTTTAGTCTCCCAATTAGCCGGGGATTGGCAGGGATACCTAAATCTATCCTCACACGCCACCAAGCACATGGAGAGCATGAGCATAATGTTTCTTACGGTCTTCGAGTCCAATGGTTCCTCCGTTAATGCGCTTAGTCATAGTCAAAATGTCACCAGCATCAGCCAGTTTATTCAGGCTAGCTGTTTCCCAGTACCAGCAAGCACTCTGAGCAGCACCTTCAAAGGTCTGCATATACTCTGAGGCTTCTTCAGGAGTAATTCCAAGGGATGAGGCGAACCAGAAGTAATTATCCTTCCCGGTAACCTGAATGAGACCTCGACCTTTGTATCGAGCGCCATCACCACTAGCTTCATTGCCATTGCCCATACGGTTAGCGTAAACACGGTTAGCAATCTTGTCGGGTTGACGAGCGTAAGCATTAGCTGTGGCTTGGTCAGGAAAGTATTTAGCAAAGGTCTTCATTAGACCAGCAGCACTGTAGTTCAGGTTCTCTGTCAGCCAAACAAAGCCACCAGACTCATGACCACATTGAGCCATAAACGCAGCAATACGCTTAGGAGTATTGATTTCGTACTCCTCAGCCAATGATTTACCAGATAGCTCAGTCTGCTTACCAAACAATGCGTCGTACCACTGTTTAGGATACTTAGTGTTTGGCACTAACTGAGTAAATTGCTGCATAGTAATCAAGGCTCACCCCTTATTCGCTCGTTAATAATCTGCTTGCGTAACTCTCTAATAGCCCGGATTTCCATCTCTACAGCCACACGAGCATTGTTTAGATCCATGTACATCACCCCAAGCACAGGGAGTACAACGACAAACGTCAAAGCCATTACTAGTACACATAAGACGAGAGCAAACGATACGTCAGACTCTCCCTTAGAAGATGTAGGACGCCTAGGAACCACACTACGACGAAAAGGATTGCGCCAAACCATGTTGCGTATTCTTGCCTTATCCTTGCTGCTCTACGTCTTCTAGCAGCGTCAATCTGTAGCTTTGCAGTTTCACGTTTATGAGCCTCATCTTGCTCAATAACGATCTGCTTCCACATCTTCTCGTATCTGCTCCACAAGTCACCTAACTCAGCCGGTGCTTTGTAGACCATTGTTTCGCGCAGTTCCGCAAACATCGCATCTAATCTTGACCGGATGATGACACGCATTAAAGCCCGTTTGCCAACCGAATCTGCACCCGTATAAACCTGTGTTGCCTCTGCTTCCTGCTGGATAAAGACCTTGCCGATCTTGTCGTACTCATCCATCAGCACACCAAGATCATTGCCAATCTTAATGAAGACATCATTAGGATCAGCCTTGCCTATCTCCTGAACCCTAGCTACTTCTTCGTTGTACTGAATCTTCTGAGCGTTAGTGGGATTCGGTATCTTTTGGAACTGCGTCTTTAGATCGTCTAGTACGTCCTTGACTTCACCAGCAGCGCCCTTGATGTCCTTGTATAGCTGACATCCCTTCTTTACAGCCGCAACAGCAGCATTAGCAGCAGCTAGGAGAGTTAGCGGATCAATTTATTGTTCCTACTTAGGTAAGGAGCCGTTACCAGCCATCCAGAACATTAGACCCAATGCAGCAGCACCGACGATCCAGAATATCTTTTTAACGACAGAACGACCGACTTCTTCATAGATCTTTTTAAAAGCTACTTCAGCGGCACGTTCCGCTATAGCTTCAATCTGGTCATCAGAAAGAGGCATCTTTTCCATGATTAGACAGTCCTTTTCCACATACGGACTACGATATATGGCTGCAAGTTAGCGTTAGTGCCAGAGGAGCCTGTTGACGCAACAGTAATATTGGCTGTTCCAGATTCTGTTGTTGCTACAGTTCCGCCAGCTGGAGCCGCTGCTGGAGTATTAGTACTTCCGCCAACTGCACCACCGGCGGGTTGTCTTGGACTGTCTATTGAATGTGTATGTCCTGAATCCGTAGCAGTGTGAGTATGGCTTACTACAATCGCATCAGCAGAACCGCCTGTTTCTTCAGCCGTATCAAATGCTGCATTACCAGCATCTAGGCCAACCATAACACGACCAGCACCAAAGGCTACCCAAGTACCAAAGCCAAGCAACGTAGCAGGGTTAGTGCTGCTAGAAGCATTAATATAGATAGATCCGACCGGATAAGCCGCTGCTAATGCTGCCTGAACAAACGCTGTAGTAGCTACTTTAGTTGTGCTATCACCAAACGTAGCAGTTGGAGCAGTAGCAGAGCCAGCAATAGCCACAGTGCTAGAGAATACAGCAGCACCAGTACAAGTAAACGCACCACCTACCGTAAAGTTATCGCCATCAGTACCTACCTGCTGGTCTTTAAGCTGTGCCATTAACTCACGAATAGCGTTATTAATGCCAGACGGAGCGCAACCCTCTGCTATGTTAATACCCGCGATGTCAGTGTTATTTGCAGCAGTAGCGCTATATTCGCTAATCTTGTTCTTTGCCATGATTATCTACCCATCAATAGGTTAATTTCTTCCTGAGTAACAGGCTCTTGTTGTGGAGCAAGAAGGCTACGAGTAATAACAGGAGCTTTGCCAGAAATAGCTGTTCTAGGCTGTCTACCAAGACGCAACATATTTTCTAATTCTTGAAATCTTTGTAAGCCTTGAGAAGTAGCTAGTTTCCTTGCTCCAGCACCAACAATAGCAGGAGCAGCCATACCAAGCGCACCTAACTCAGTTCCTAATGCTTGTTGACCAAGGAAGAATCCACCAGCAGCAGGAATGACGCTAGTAGGAGCAAGTTTCCCAACATACCTAAAGAAGTTTTGCATATTGCCGCCTTTAGCAGCATCAACAATTGCAGCTTGTTCTGTCTTGCTAAACTGACGCATCAACTTTTCATTAGCAGCTAGATTAGTCAATCTGCTACGCAATGCTTGTTCCATGCCAGACTGTGTGAAGTTAGTCTCTGCACGAAGATCCGCAACGTCAAAAATACTTTCAAGTATTTGAGATTTCTTACCTTTTTTCCATAGTTCTCTAGCATCTTTCAATGCCTCAATAGCTTTCTTATCCTGAACCCTAAATTGATTAGGACTAGCATTTTCAACAAAGCCATCAATTTTTTGAATTAACTGTCCACCAAAGTTTCTATCAGCAGGATCTGAACTCATTGCAGCGATAAGAGCAACACGACGAAGACGCTCAAGCTCACTCATTGAGATAGGCTGACCAGAAGCACTCTCAAGGCGTTTTAATGCAGCCTCAGCTTTAGGAGTCAAAGTAGGATCAACACCTTCTCTACGAAGCTCTAATGCTGTTTTATTGGCAAAACTTTCAAATTCGTTTTTCTTAAACGCTACGCCAGACTTGTCTGCAATATCATATAACTTGCTAGCAGTTTGTTTTAGCTCTTGAGTCGTTGGAATAAAGTCAACATCTCTAGGCTTTAATCCAACAGAAAATGGAGCGCCAGCAGCCATACCAGCAGCCATACCAGCTACAGGGCCGTATCTTTCTCCAATTACTTGTGATGCTGCAACAGACGGCAAAGTAGCAGTTATTTGTCTGCCCGGTTGTTGCGCCATTTGTTCAGCAATGCCACGTCCCATTTCTGTAGTAGCTGTTTTAGCTACAGATGGCAATGTTGATAACTGAGTACCAACCCCACCTAATGCACTGCCACCAGCCTGTATAACTCGTTCACCAGTTGTTTGAGGAACAGGAAAACCAGCCTCAGTTAAAAGATTTTCAACTCCAGCAGAAGGCGATGGAATTTGATAATTTTGAGGCAATACAACATTAAGACCTTGAGTAGCCATTTCAGCTAAAGGTAATGCAATTGACCCTGCCAAAGCACCAGCAGGATTAAAACCCGTAGCTAAAAAACCAAGACCAGCACCAGTAGCAACCGGAGCTAATCCCCTAGCTGCTAACCCAGTTCCACGCTGCAAATCTTGCCCAACAGTTGTTTGTTGAGCAGTAGGCTCAGGAGCAGAAGGCTGTTGCTGCCTATTCAGCTCTTGCAAACCTTGGGCAGATACTTTGTCTAGTTGACCAGACTTAATGTATTTAAGGTCTTGAGTTGAGATTTTAGATAAGTCCATTATTGACCTCGTTTTCTCAATTCTTCACTAACAGCATCTTCTAGCGTATTGCCACCACCCAACTCATAAAAATCAGCTAACTCAGCAGTATCTTTGCGCTTACGCAATCTCTTAAGATTTTCATTATGAGTTGATATTTTTCTATTTGCCACTTTCTCAAGCGCACCCATCAAAGCAACAACTTCTTTTGCGGTAAATTGAGCAAAGTTACCAGCAGATGCACGAGCAATAAGGCCTCGTTCAAAGTCAGTAATTGCACCTTGACCAGCCATTGATTTAGCTGCTTCCAACTCAAGACTTGCAAGACCTTGCATTGCTTGAGATGTTCTAGCTAATTTATCTTCAATAGAACCAGATGCAATACCAAGTGATGAGGCAAGCCTATCAATGTAAATATTGGAGCTTGATAATGGACCAGAATAAACACCTTCTTTAATCAAAGGCTTAATATTCTGAATAGTAGAAATCGTACTTTGTGCAGCTAACGCATTTTCATACGTTTTTTGAACTCCAGCAGCAACACCTCTACCAAACTCCTCAGCAAACTTCTTTTCACCAACATTAACAGTTGTGATGTTTCTGCCAGCAATACGCAGTTCTTTTTCTTGCTTAACTAAGCGCTTCTGAATTTCAGCAATTTGTGCTGGCGTATAGTTTGCAGGATCAACTCCCGGCGCAACATCTTGCCCAATACGATAAGCTTCATTCTGGAAATTATTTTGAGCGCGTTTAAAATCAAGTTCTTTTGCTCGATAATCGTTAATATCTTTTTGTATAGCCTGAACTCTCTGAGCATACTGATCTGGAGTAATTTCACCAGTGGAAGCAATACTCATCAAGTTATCAATAGCTGGTCTAAATTGCTCTGGTGCAGATGCTCTAAATGAACTTAAGTCACCACTAATATCAGATACAGAAGCCTTAGTTATTTCTTTATTGATTGCTTCAAGACGTTTTAAGTTTTGGTCAACAATCTTCCCTGCTCGCTCATTACCAGCAAACTGAGGATTAGAATAAGTATTAATTATTTGTTCAATTCTTTGCTTTTCAGCTAGTCTTGCGTCATATGCACTTGGTTTTGCACTTGCCACTACTGGTGGTAAAACCCGTTCTTGTCCTGCTTGTCCTGTAGTAGGAACTGGCTGAACTTGTGGCTGAACTTGTGGCTGAACTTGTGGTGCATTAACTTGTTGTTGAGCTGCTGGCTGATTCAAAGTTTGACCAGCTTGCTGCAATGGCAACAACTCAGAATAAAGTTTCAAAGCATCGCCCGGATTAGCTCTAATGTAAGCAACTTTAAGCGGATCGTTAGCAATCTCTGGAGATTTCAGCAAATTCTCAATAGCACCTTGCTGTGCCATATACTGTTGACGCTCAATCAACGCCTTTTGTTGTGCTAACTGAGTCTGTGCAATCTGTTGCTGTGTAACGTAATTCTTAATACCCTGTTCGTAAGCACCACCAGCAGCACCAAAGCCACCAGCCAATGCACCTAAGATGTTCTCAGCAGCAGAACGACGTGGGCCAGTACGGCTCATGCCTTGAGCTAGTGCCAGACCAGCACCTAGCAAGCCCTGAACATTAGCCCGGTTCTGCAAGTTCTGAGTTTCTTCAGCACCAAGCAATCCCTGCAAATAGCTAGGAGCCGCTTGACCAAAGACATTAGGAATGTAATCTGAAAGTGCCATATATCACCCTAATAGGGAAATTGGTTGTGGTCTAAGAACTGTGCTTTGCTGTGGATTTAGCAGACTCATGTAATCACCACCTTGAATCTGACCACGACTTACTTGACCAGCAGGAGCCATACGAGCTTCAGGCTGTTGCAATGCTTGCTGTGCAGTCTGAGCAGCCATTTGCGTAAGGTATGGGTTATTTTGAGCGTATTTGCTAATCTGACCTGCACCAGAACCAACTTGCTCTAGAAAAGACGGAGCCATTGAAGATGACTGGATATTAGGATTGAGCATTGACTCCAAAGTGCCAAAGGATCTCTCTACCGCAACATTTGATGAAGGTGTATATACAGCAGGATTAGCAAATATTCCAGCAGGAGCAGATTGACTAGCGCCAATTACAGTGGTTGGATTAACACCAGCAGCATTAGCAAACATAGTATTTGCACCAGTAGATGCACCAGCACCAGTTAATGCACCACCACTACCAGCTACCTGAGTTGCACCAGTACCTAGAATACTCGGCATCAAAGCACTACCACCATAACCAAGAGCGCCACCAAGCAATGCACCTTGCAATGGGTTATCACGATTAGTTAGCCCACCGATAGCGGAACCAATCAACATTGGAGTAGCAGCAGCACCCATTATTTACCTCCCGACGGAGTAGCTTGTTGAACAGTCTGACTTCCCTGAGGAACACTGCTAAACAAGTTAGCAAATTGGCTAAGTTTCTGTTGAGGCAAGTTTTGCTCAAAGTTAAAGCGGTTAATTGCGTCTTGCAGTTCAGCAGAGGAATACTGTTCTTGTGCCTGACCTGTTGACAAGAGTCTTTGAATATCAGCATAGTCAGTAGCCGCCATTGCAGGAGCAGCTTGAGCCGCTTGCATCTGTCTAGCACGTTCAGCTTCAGCCGATCCGTAAGCCAATTGACCACCTTGTTCAGCCAAGGCACGAGCAAATATGTCTTGCGCCATAGCTTCTTGTTCAGCTTGAGCAGCAGAACCATAACGACCCAGTGAGGAAGCCTTAGATTGAAGGTTTTGGACATTCTCAGTAAAGACATTGCCAGCCTGACGATTAACGCCAGCCAAAGCACCCTCTAGGAATGGATTAACGCCTCGTCCTTGAATCGTAGCTAATTGCTCTTGCTGTGCTGAACGAACCAGCGGAGAACCCGCCATAGCCCGTTCCTGAGCCATATTAAGGGCTGATTGAGTAGCCTGAGACGGAGAAACGTAGGTTTGTCCGGGAAAGAAGCTAGGCGTACCAGACTCATAAAGGCGCTTGCCTTCTTCTAGTCCATAGGTAACATACGGCTTGATGTCTGGATCAATGCTCGTAGTCGTTGTGCTTGTTTGATTCCCGCCTCGGCTACCCATATTACACCTCGCAAATCCATTGTTTAGGACGGAAACCGAGTTGTTTCGCCCTACGTTGCCATCCTTGACGATGACTAGAGAAAGTTAGATATTTGACATTACCTTGACGGCAGATGTCTTTTATGTATTTTAATCCAGATTCAACAATTTGATAATTATTTTCTAACGTCCAAGCAGCCCATAGGTGCATTGTTTCGCCCATAGGTTGCAGGATAAAGAAGCCTACAAAATGATTATTTTCTAAAATTATCCACAGCATTGCCTTTTGGTTAAAGCAGTCTGTGTACACATCTTCTGGTATCCAATTCTCCGGGCTTCGTGTTTTGATTTTGTCCAAACCGGGGCGAACACTAGGCCACCAGTCCCTAAGTTTATCTACAGGTATGTACCTAAACTCCATTAGCCCACCACAATGTAACCATAGGTTTTATCTGCCGTATTGTTTGACCAATGCGTAAGCGTAGCACTTCCTTGTTGCTGAGATGAAACATATACATTATAAGTTGCAGATGGAGCAACATAAGTCATAGTAACAATTGCGCTAGGAACTGCTGGACGAGTAGGAGATGTACTCGTATCAAAATGCTCTATAGAAACACCTGTATCTGTAACCCGCCACATAACTTCAACGTAATCATTTGCTTGAAGCTCAACGAAAAAGTTAAGCGCAGCAATTAAGTGACTAGGATCACCGCCACTCTTTCTCGCTGGTAGATGAAACCGGCTATTAGAATTAGCAATGTTTGTACCGTTTTTACGGAACCATACATCTACGTCTTGACCATCGTTAGTCGTATTCTTAAACTGAATAGAAAATTGCAGGTTGTAAATACCGTAGTTTCGGACATTTATTCTTGAGCTATTGGAAACATAAATCCCATTGCTGTAATCAGTAGTATTTAACGTAATTGCATAGGCTGTGGTGGTATTGGCAGCAGTCTGGTCTGTAGTGTCCTGAAACGCTCCGTAAGGCGTAGAATCAGCTTCGGCAGCATTAGATACAGGAACCAAGAATATCAGGCTGTCAAAGCCTATACGCTCGTCGTAGAGGGTAGTTGTCGTGGCATTCCCTGTGGCTAACGTAATCCGACCCGTATTATTGGTCTTTCCGTCCATAACCCCACGAACCACCTCAGAAACCTGACGAGGATCTCCTCCAAATGGCGGTAATGTACGAAACTGAGTCATCGGTTACCCTGTTTAACAACGTCAAACTCTAAGCCAACAGCAGTTTTCCAGCTAGATCCAGTAGGAGTCAGTCTTAGTCGATGATATTCACCGTTAGACCGCAAGCTCACACGGTTTTCTGCGTCAGGAGACACATCTGAGCCAAATTCCACTTGTTCAGCAAGATTATCCCGGCTAGAAACAGCGATAGAACCGCTACCATTGTCCACAATAGGCTTGGCAAGCATGACCGTAGACCTACCTACATCAATATCACCCGTTGATATGTTCGCAGTCTTAGGCTGGCCTGAAAAAGTAATGATCTTCTGACCGCTAACACCAGCAAATAGTATTTGTCCACCAGCAAATACCCGTGAATCCAATGGAATATCAAGCGCATCAATGCTTGAGTTGTAGTTATCTACCTGTTCTAACGTAGCGGAAGGTGTTAATACATAGGCAATTGACGTTGCTGTGGTATCTGCGTATGACCATTTGTTAAGGTCAATCGAGTACATCAGCATACTATTACCGCCAAACGTATTATTAAACTTCCATATTATTAACTTAGTAACAGGATTAACCGTAGCACTCATTCCAGTAAATATCTCACCCGGAATAGCGTTATCAAAGAACCAACGGTTTACCTTTTCGCTACCTATATTCTTGGTTGACTGACCATCACAGACATAAAATCCATCGTCTGCAAGGAAATACGTTAGGTTGCCGTATTGAGCGATAGATCCGTTAGAAATACAGCCCAAAGACCGTGAGATAGCGTCAAACTGGAAGAAGAACGGTGAGCCTGTATAGGTCATCCGGTAGATAGCACGTTCCAAGAAGATCAGACCGTACTCACCACCAGCTATACCAGTAATGTCACCACCGTCAGGAAGAATCTGTGTATCAGACTGAGATGCAGAACCCGGTGTCCAGTCTGTCTCGTCATTTATGTCCGACCAGTAGACCTTGCTAGTATCAGTTCCGTCGTTAGCAGCAACCACAAAGTCACGCACAACAGTTACAAATTTAGCAGTAGGAGCAGCAGCAGCTAGGTCAGCAAAGTTCGTGGACGAATTAAGTGTCCATGCTTGCAACTTGTCCTGACCATTAGCCAGAATCATCTTTGCGCCAAACTGAGTTACATCCCATCCCTCAACTGCTGTATAACCCGTAGTCGTAGCAGCATCCAAGCTAGCATCAGAGCTATCAAACTTATAAATCTGGGTTGTACTAGCTGCAAACAATGTACTAACGCTGTCAAACTTACCAGCAAAGGTAATGATTAGATCAGCACCAGCAGCGTCAGAGTAATCAGCCTCGCCTTTAACTGGGGCATATCCATTAGCAACTGGATAACAGTTCTTTGCGTCTGTTACTGCACCTGTTACGCCGGGTTGATCTGGCAACCACTCACCAAACAGAATCTTTTGCATTACTGCCTCAACCAAGTATTAGAAGATTGTGATGCTGGTTGCCATGTATCAGCAGAAGGAGAAATATCATCCCACGTTGACGTTACGACAGAAGAATCACCCCACTCCTCGCCAATAATTTGACCATCAGCAGAGATTGTTGCATTGCCTGTAATTATAGGCGCACTATCAAATGTAGCATTAGCATAAGCAGAAACAGCCGCATTAGCAGCAATAGCAGCATTACCCGATGCAGTAAAGTTAGGCGCAGCAGTTACTACAGCAGAGCCAGTAACACTGCCAGAACCAACCCTTATACGTATCCCTGTTGCCGTAACCGTTGCATCGCAGTTAATACTACCCTGACCCATTAACAATCGAGTTGCGACAGCCGTAACCGTTGCACTAGCATTTACGCTACCTTGGAATAACCTTACCCTTGAAGCAATGGCAGATACATCTGCTAATGCAATTACAGCAGCACTAGCATCAACGTAAGTACCAGAAATAAAAGACCAGCCAAGGTTATTACCGGAGTCTACGTTTCCGTTAGTTGTGGTAGCTTGCCAAGTAGCACCGCCGGTAGCATTACTATCTTGAATATCCAAGAACGACACAGATACCGTGCCTGATGACTTAGACAGTGTGAACCGCGTGGCTGGAGTAGAGCTACGGATTGAAACCAAATTGCCGGATGTGCCGGACAAGGTAAACGCATTAACCGTTGTGGTTGTACTAGCAGGGAATGTGATCTGATTAGCTGTCGGCACTGTTTCAGTAATATCGTTAAAAGTATTTGCGCCAGTAATTGTCAACGTACCCGCACCGCCTTGATTCAATGTGCAGTTGTATGTTGATCCACCACCATCAAACGTCTTGGCAGTTGCAGCAGTCATGGAAATTGTGCCTGTGCCGGTTCCTGCTGTCGTAGTAAATCCTGTTGGAACATTGTTGTACCAAGCGGTACTAGTTGCAGCAGAACAAACTACAGTTCCACCGTTAAACGTCAAATTTTTTGTTCCGGTAAAAGTCACAACTGCTGACGTATTGGTTAAAGTAAAACCTGCTAAATCTAATGTTCCATTTATAAGTGACAGTTGAGCATTTTGCCCCGCGCCAGCAAGTGTTGTTGTAATCCCAGAACCATCTATTAATAATGCATCAATCGCTTTTCCCGTGTACGTTAGTGTTCCATTACCCACCGTTGTAAAGTCTGTGCTTGTGTAAGTACCACCAGAAGCAAGCGTAAACCCGTGACAGCTAATATTTTGGGCACCGGGGTTGGACGTTGATCCAGTGAAGTTGATTTGTCTAAAGCTTCCGGTAAACGTTGGTACAGACGCACCAGACGTTAGGTTGATATTAAGCCTATTGCTTGCTGTTGCTCCTGCCGTTCCACCAAAGTTAAATGTTCTTGTAACAGACATTGCTGCGCTAATGTTTGATGTACCCGTAAACGTAAAGTTTGTGGCAGTTGCCATCGAAAGAACTGTTGATGCGGCTGTTGTCGTTGTTAAAGTAATGCCGCCCGTTGAGCCAAATGCAATGCTTCTTGTATTGGAATTGCTTGACGAAAAAAGAGCGGTTGACAGCGTATTGTTAAACAAGTCAACAGTGCCATTAGTGAGCGTTGTTGTTCTTGTATTTCCTGTTGTCAAGGCATCTTGAAGCTGCCATGTGCCTCCTACTCCGTTAAACGTAATAAGGAAGTCCATCGTTTTACCATTACTGGTAATAGTCTTAGTTCCGCTTGTGGCAGCAAATGTTAAAGTGTTACTGGATGTAGTAAGCGTCATGCCAGTTGAAAGCGTTAAGTTTCCGTAAATAATTACACTTGATCCTATTGCTTGCCACGTACCAGCATACCCAGTAAAATCTACGTTTCTTGCAGCGTAAGTAGAAACGCTTAAAAATGTCAAAGCATAAGTACCGCCAGTAAAATTAAAACTAATACTATTTGCTTCAGATACAGAACCGGGAGTTACTGTTATCGCAGTTGACCCAGTTGAAGTGACATTAACTACTTGAGTTCCTGTAGTAGTTAGTCCAGTAGCAGTCTGACTATTCCACACCGTACCTGTTCCAGTACAGCTAATATTTCCAGTGCCAAATGCAATAGTTCTTGTGTCGGAATTGTTTGAGTTAAATAAACCTGTAGTAAGCGTCAGGTTGTTTAGGTCTAACGTACCTTGCGTTAGTGTGGTTGTAAGTGTCGAACCAAGTGTTAAGTTGTTTGTAAGCAGTTGAACTCCACCACCGGGGGCATCAATCGTTACTGGCTGAGTAAATGTTTTACCGCCAGAGTTAAGCGTCTTTGTTGATCTGTTGGAAAACGTATAACCACCAGAGCTAGTACCAGTAGGCGTTACGCCTGATCCGTAAGTAAAGTTTCCGTAAAATGTTGGGGCTGTAGTTCCCGATGCAAGCGTCATTGCATTAGTACGGGTTGACGTATCAAGCGTACAAATATTCCAATCAGCATTAATTGTAATGGTAGCTGACGTATTTAACCCAGTATTTTCAATAATTACCGTATCTTGAGCTAACGGAAAATTCGAAGCGGCAACAGATCCGCCCGAACTTAAAGCCCAAGCCGTAGAACTCCAGCTACCTCCTGCCGCCAAGTTCCAATACTTATCAACACCAGCACTAAACGTAATATTACTGTTGCCATTGCAATCACCCAAGCGGGTGCCAGACAACGTGCCATGCGCCCCGGCTATTGTGATGTCTCTAAAGTCAACATCCGTTGTGGCAGCAATAGCCGCGCAAGTTAGGATGCGTGCCGTCCCTGTTGTGCTGGAACGAATAAACGTCCTTTGGGTTGCGTTCGCGCCATTGACATTAAAAGTGCCGGTAACTGTTTGGGCAGCAAAAAACTGAATTTGGATTATTCCCTGAGTAGCCGGAATAGGAAGAGTAAGATTATTAAACGTATTTGCACCAGAAATATTTCTAGTGTTGCTTGCTGTCGAAGTGGACGTAAAAGCCACGTCGTAATAAGCCAGGCCGCCGCCACTAAACGCAGAGAAGGATTGAGTAAGGTTTATAGTTGATGTCCCAGCAGCTAACGTTGCGTTAGTGCTGGTTGTCATAGTCCAATTAGCGCTTACTGTAATTGTTGATCCATTAAGATTTATAGTTCTTGTATTTGAGTTTGACGAGCTAAATGTACCAGCAGTAACCGCATAATTACTTACTGAGGTATCAAATGTGCCGTTGGTAAGTGTTAATGTGTTACCGCCGCAACTAAACGCAGAGCCAAGTGTCCATGCTCCACCAACGCCATTAAACGTAACTCCCGCACCAAAAGCAACGCCATTAGTTGTTACTGTTTTGCCCGTAGTCGTGGCGTTAAATGTCGTGGTGCCTGTGTAGGTACGGGTGAAGTTTGTCGCAGGGAAAGATAAAGAACCACTAACAGTCAAGCCAATGCTTGATCCAGCTAGTGTCATCGCGCCATCAAGACCGCTGATTGTGATGTCGTTACAAACCCTTGGAGAGTTTGCCATTGTGACCGTAAACGCACCAGTAGCTACGTTTGAGTTAGCATCAAAGAATACGTTATCAGCAGCCGTAGGAACAGAAGCGCCGCCAAGACCTCCGCTAGTCTCTGACCAATTAACAGTATTGGTGCTACTCCATGACCCAGTGCCTAGAACCCAATAACGATCTGCCATTTATCATTCCTCTGATGGTGCAGTGATAACGGCTATCCAGTTATCTAACCGCTGCTGTTTCATCGCATCAATTTCAGACTCAGTAAACGTATGATCTTCTGGCAAATGCAGTGCATCGCAGAACTTTCCATACTGAGTATCAAAAGAGAAATCTATTTTCATTATGCCAACGTGACAGAAAGATTGCCTGAAGTAATGCGGAAAATATCACCAGAAGAAATAGCTTTAGATGTATCCAATGCTGTGTGATACAGAAGGTTACCGCTAGTAGCAGCATCTAAAATGCCAATCCAGCCTACGGTTCCCCATGATCCTGTGGCTTCTGGGAACTCAACCGAAGCACTGTTGGTACTAACGCCATTACTGGGAGCGCCAAAAGTAACAGCAGTACGAGCATAAGAACCACCAGAGACTTCTGTACCAGTATTAGCATCAGTAGGATCAGATGTATAAAGACCAACGTAAACAGTAGCAACGCTTGTGTAGCTGGTGTTACGGAGAGTAGCGTTAATCAGCGCATTCTCAAGATAGTTTGACATTTCTGCCATGATTTACCTCACGTTATAAGACATAGACATAGGCTGACCGCTGTACTCACTTGACTGGTCAGATGTAGAAATAGACGCTATAGAACGGTCATACAACGATGCCCAAACCTGAAGCCTAGCGTCATTCATTAGATACGGTTCAGCCTCACCCAAGGCAGCATACAGCAGCGCATCAGGGCAGTTAGCCAAGAATACATTACTAGGATTGCTGTCACTTAACAGCGCAGGCTTGGCGTAATACAGCATCTGAGCCGTGTAGACAGCGTCAGGGATAGGTGAGAATTGCAGCTCTGAAGCCAATACCGTGTAGGTAGTAGGCAGACCAGATTGAGTAGATCTAGTGTTAGCGTAGAAGGCGTTAGGAGCCTCGTAAGACAGAGAAGCAATAGGATTCGTGTTTAAATGAATATCCCGCATCTCTAAGAAGTCTGTAGGCAGACCAACCGTAGATGTGCCACCAGTCGTATTAGCCGTAGCAACAACCAACATCTGACGGATTCTCAGATCTCGACGTAAACGCACCTCAGCCAGACGAATGAATGTAGGAATACTAGAATTGAGATCGCTACGTGCCAGATAATCGGCTATCGTGTCTTTTAATCCGCTGTAGCTATCAAAATCCATGACTATTTTCCTTTATTGTGCGCCTCTATAGCGCCATCCTCTACGTCATCCCATCGATACTCATACGTACCAATGTGACCAATATGCTTAGATAAACTATGATCTACGTAAGTCTGAATGCCAGCATCCAAGGCTTTGATGCAGAAATGTACATCCTCACCAATGATGCCCTTAGATCCCCAACCCACATCAAACCAAGGCTTAGGAACCTTCTCAAAGACTTCCTTACGGATCATCACAACACCGAAACCAACCGCTGTAACAGGCTCTATGCCCTCTTTATCCATTGAATCTATCTTATGCCAAGCGTGACGAATAATCTTGCCATCGTCATCCTTCTCGATCTGTAGATTCAACGCAGTCGGTAGTGTCGGCTTACGTCTTGTTACTGCATTAACTCCAACAATCGGCACATCACGGCTTAACAAAATATCAATAGTGTCAGACGGAAACCGCATATCAGAGTCAATAAACAGAATCGCATCACATCCTTCAGCCAGAGCAGCATCTACTAGCTTCTCTCTCTGATCGAATATCAGCGTTCCTGCCATCGTATAGAGCTTTAGCCCGTTGCCATCCTTAGAGCATCTATGCCTTGAATCCCTGCCAACCATCTTGGCAAAGTCAAAAGCAAACGATGTGTGAACTTCATCCCTAGCTGGTACGCAAGCACCTACGATCATACTGTCCCCCTATAGACTTTCCATTGTGCATTATCGGAACTATTAAGCCAACTCGCAAAAGCCGCATCATCTACTATTGCAAAGCCCTTCATTATTCCCTTCTTGTTCAAGTCATCAATGACCGTAAAAGGAATACGAGCTATATGGTGCAATTCATTAAGATTTCCGGTTCTTTGCTTGTCTGCCTCCAGAAGTTGCTTGTTACTCTCAAGTATCTCAGTAACATCCTGTTTAGTCTCGATGATAATACCGCCATCACCGTCCGCATGTACAACCTGTTGTCTATAGTCCATAAATCCTCATAGAAAAGCCCCCAACCATAAGGTCAGGGGCTATCTCATTACAGCGACATATTCAAGTCAGCAACGATACCGTGTGCGGCTTCGTTCTTAACTTCCAGCGTAACTTCGACCAGAACCTGAGTCTTGTCAGCATCGCCAGCTTTCGCCAGTTCGATAGTCTGGAAAGGACGCAGATAGGCCAGAGCAGCGTACTCAGGATCAAGCACCAGAGCATCGCGGGTACGCATAAAGCGGTTAGGAACAACCGACATATTGCCGAAGTCAGACACGTAGATGTCAGCAGCGCCAATGATTGTCGAAGGCTTTGCACCTGTAACGTTAAAACGAGTCTCGCCGATACCAGTGAAGCTAGAAACCTTCTGCTTACCAGATGGACCAACCATCAGAACCTTAGGCGAACCACCCGAAGTAAACACTTCAGCCACGACTTCTTTCAGCAGGGCTTCGGTAAAGGTACGGGTATTACCGTCAGTACGAGTCGACACACCGATAGTCGTAGGATCGCCACCGTTAGTTTGAACAGACGAGTTGGTCTTGATCCAAGACAACAGCGAACCCATCTTACGAGCAGACGAGTTGCTTGAACCAACCGAACGACCTTGATTCGACAGCAGGATGGTTTCCAGATCGCGCTTCAGTTCTTGCGAAGCCTTAGCCAACTGGTAAGCCTTTTCCGACTTACGACCAGCTTTGTTCACTGCATCCAAAGTGCCAGAGACTTTGATAGTCTTTTGCAGGATCTGGGTGTAGTTACCAAGACGGGTAGTAGGTGACAGGGTTGCGTCCGAAGCGTCAGCACCTTCAACAGCAGCGTTATTGGTAGTAGCGGCTGCAAGGCTGTCGGTCTGCCACTCGTGGTAAACAGCCGTAGCTTTGGTCTTGCCAATCGAAGACATGAATGGAGTCTCGGTAGGCGAGATGTCATAGATTACGTCGGTCAAATCTTCGCGCTGACCGATTGCGTCGTAGGCGTTATAAATTGCCATGATTCAATCCTTTATAAAAAGCGTTCAAACACATTAGCCGCATCCCTAATACTTCCACTGGATTTAGCCCGTGACTTAAGTTTCCTAATTTCCTCAGAATTACTATCTTTCGGCTTAGATACTCCCGGCTTGATAGCCTTGGGAGCCTCTGAAACCTTCTTAGTAATCCCCGGCTTTGCAGACTGTAACTTGTCGTACTGCATCGCCTTGTATAACGTCAGAACGGCTCGTGAATCAAATACGTTAGCCAGTTCTTCATCAGAGAATCCCATCTGCTTACCGTATGTGCGAATGTCCTTACGGATTACTTCGCCCTTAGACGGATCAGCAAACTCAGGTAACACAGCAACTAGCTTCTCAGATTCAGCGGCTATCATTTGCTTCATCTGTTGCTGCCTGTCGTATTCTTGCTGCTGAGAGATCATCTCTCGTTGAGCGCGAACCTGTGCTAACTGCTTTTCCTTCTGAGACAATTCTGCGACCTTTACGGCATAACCGATAGGGTCAGTCTCTTTCAGGTAATCCAAATCCTCTGCTTGTTGCGGCTGGTTCAACATCTGCTCGATGATCCCCAACTGCTGCGCGTATTGATCGCGCAATGCCTTGGCTTCTTGAACTGCATGACGTTCGGCCTCAACCGCCTTGCGTTCCTCAGCTACGGCTTGCGATTTCTTGGTGTAATCAGTGCCAAGTTGATAAGACTTGATAAGCTCATCAAGGGTTACCTCTTTGTCTTCGCCAGCGGCTTTGACACGATACTTCTGAGGTTCCTCTTGCTCACCATCGTCATCTTCTTGTTCTACCTCTGACTCGTCATAAGACTCATCAGATTCGGCCTCGCTTTCGTTAGCTTCTGAAGCGGATTCTGGTTGTTCCTGTTCGGAGCCATCTTCTCGATTCATCATGCTCAAGAAAGCGTTAGCTGCACCTTCTACCGTCAACTCTCCACTTCCCTCAGGAGTCGTGTTTGGAGTATCGCTCATGTATGTTGTTTCCTAAATTATATCGGGAACCGCCCGATTCGGGTTACAAAATCTTAATCCTTTTTTCGTCCATCATCTTCTGAGCAGCCATGCTTTCAAGGTGAGCTTCAATTGATTCCAGTACTCTAATACGTGCGTAAGCCTCTTCACGGATCTCTATCTCCCCATAGTTACTACTTACGATTTTATTAAGCTCAGTTCCTCTGAGATTTTCCATCATCTCTTGGAACATTGGCTCTCTAAGTAGGTTAAGCGCCCATTGTGCTTTATCCACCTGTCAGGCTCCCTAGTTCTTTAATCGCCTTCAAGACAATCTCAGCCTGTTTATTACGGCTATCCTCATCAGCCAAGTCCATTGCCAAGATTGCTTGCAATTGCTGGACTGCTAACTGCGCTTCTTTAATGCGAATGTCAGCCTGATCCTTCTGGTTCTTCATCTGCATCTCTATACCCTTACGAGTATATTCAGCCTCTAGGTTCTGACGCTCCAGATCCAACTTAGCAGCATCAATCTGCGCCTTAGCCTGTGTCTTCTCACGCTCTACCTGCGCCAACAACTGCGCCACTTCTGCCTGTTGATCTGGCGCAGGTGGCTGTGGCTGCGACAACTGCGCATCCATCTCAGGCGTAATCTCGTTCATGAAAGCATTAGCATCTTTGAAACCTGCTGCCTCAATGAACTTTGCTAACGTGTTACGGTATTGACCAACAGAAACAAGCGGATTAGATGGGCCATAAGCCTGAATAATCTGCTCCTGCTTGGCAAGAACCATCTGAAGCATCGTTAGCTTCTGATCCCGGTCACCTGAACCCAGACCAACATTAACGGATACATCGTACTCATTAGCCCATGTGCGAGGATCAAACTGCACGTATTTACCTCTCATACGGACAATCTTCGGCTTATCCTGATACTTGCCCAACAGATGCAGAATGCCTCTAAACAAGCTCTTAACGCCAGTCTCAGCAAAGATACGGGCAATCAACTCCAGCTTGCCAGAGTTAGACTTCATCATTGCAGCAACAGCAGCCGCTGTTACGTTAGACAGAATATCCGGATCAAGACCTTGTTGCGCGTCGCTAACACCAGTACGCTTAGCCTGTACCGCATCCATGTATTCCAGCATTGGCATAGCCTGACCAAAGGTAGACTGAACCTGCAATGGAACCAGAGCGTTAGGATTCTTCAGACGGACAATACCGCCGGGAGTAGCGTTAAGCAGGTCATCCAAGTTCACCTGACCATCTACAGCGCCAACCCGATTGTTATTCGTTAGGTAGAGATTATCGAGAGACTGACGAGTAATAGTGGACTTGATAAGCTGGATGTCCATAGTCCTATCTGCCAGAGACTGACCGAAGAACTTGTGCGGAATTGGGATAGGGCAGATGCTATGGAACGGAACATAGTCGCAGTCTTCATCTTCTAGTATTTCCGATCCGCAATAAACAATCCTACGCAACTCAGCGATACCATCATCGTTCTCGTCAATGCGTATATAGCACTCGTATACCTCAACCGTCTGCATAGAATGGTCAAGGGACTGCGTCTGATCTGGCTGTTCTCCGTTATCAAAACGAGCAACACGCTCGGCAGAGAAACTTAGATCGTCATAAGAAGGTAGCTCATTTACGATGTCTTTGTCGTAGCCCATTGCAATCAATTCTGACCGCTGCATGAGCTTGCGATGAGCTACAAAAGGGGAGTCCTCGATTGTCCTAGCCGCCTTGGAAATCAGGAACTCCTCCGGAGGTACGTTCTCAATCCGTACAGAACCACTCTTGTTTGTACGCTTAACCGTAACGTCATACGATGGAGCCATTATCGGCATTCCCATCATATCTACGCCAGCAGGAACCATCTCAACCTTCTGGCTTACAACGGTAAGAGACTCGTCAGACAGCAGCATGACCAACTCATCTTCAGTCAGGCTCTGGTATTTCTCTTTAATAACATCTTCTTTAGCATCCCAATACGACTTAACGACACCAACCTTTTCAAGCAGGGCATCCTTAAACCAGTTATGCAGGATCAATAGACCTTCGTTCTCACGGTAGAACACCCAATTGCAGTAGTCAGTAGCCTGTTTAGCAGACTCCTCATCTTCAGCAGTCTTAGGCTCAAAGTAGACAATATCCTCTGTTGTCGTAAAGACGCGGATAAGTTGTGGCAATGCACCATCGATAGCCTCAGCTACCTCGCCAGTGACGATCTGGCTGCGACCTTCTACCTCGTTACCATACGGATTGCGGAGATAGTAATCTAGCGCCTTACGACGCTCCTCAACGGTTTCTGTCTCAATGTATCCGATAGAGTCATCAATCTCAGATTCGACGATGCTCTTGATCTGGCCTTCATCCATCTTCATAGCAAGCCCTTACAGGAATTTTGCTTATTATACAACCCATTTTGCGTTAATAGGCAAGTCTGAAGACCACGAACTATCGCTCTCGTCAAGCCCTATTGCTAGGTATCTGAAGGCATCTGAGTAATGGCTAGACCAATCGTGCAAGGGCTTGTCGTAGAAGACCTGCTGCTTCTCGTTATATTCCCTACGGTAGTTGCGTATAGCATCTAGTCCCGGCTTAGTCTTGTGGTCAAACCAACAACGTGGGAGCAAGCGTCTGACAGCTTGTATTCCATCGGCTACAGACAGTCTAGGAGCAACCGTAATCTCTAAGCCAGCCTCGTTAAGAACCTCCTTACGGCTCTTGCCAGTGCCTAGCTCCCTTACCTCCACATCGTGCGGGAGTATCTGTGCAAAGCCTTCGTACTTGTTTTCCCTGAGCCACGATACATACCAGTCCAGACCGACTCCGTGATTCTCGATGCAGTCGATAAGCCGCACTTCTTTGCCAGCCAACTGAGCCACCCATAGACAAGTAGAGTCACCCATACCAAGATCCCAAGCAACAAAAGACTTGCAAAGGTCATCCCGGTCAATAGTCGTGATCCTAGACTTGGCCTCGAGATCGTTAATAATCTGACCATAGTAACTACCCTCAACCGCTGCGTTAAAGGAACATTCAAACTCTTGCTGGTACTTGTCTTCGCCCATTTCTTTACGGGCATCCCAAAGTTCCTTTTCCTGAAGAATCCCTGTCTCGCTGGCTCTGAACTCAAGTAACGCCCATCCTTCCGCTGTCTGTGCCCTATCCCTAAAGTCAGCAAAGTGGTTCTTACCCTTAGGCGTACCAATAAAGAGACACCACGTAGGAGCATCGTCTGTATTCCTATCGGCTAACGCTGGCCTGATGACCTCGTTCCAGATCTTAGGGTTTTGATCTCCGATCTCATCCAGTACAACACCATCAAAGTATTGACCACGCAAGCTATCAGCGTTATCAGAACCATAAAGACTAATCCTTCTTCCCCAGAAGTCAACCCGTAGCTCAGAGATGTTTGCAGTAGCTCCCAAAGGACGAGTGAACTCCAGCAGATAGTCCCAAGCGACACGCTTAGATTGAGCGTAAGTAGGAGCAATATAGGCAAATCGTGGGTTTGGTTTCTTGCACTCAATGGCGGCCTTTATGAGATGGTTAATGGCAGATACAGTTTTGCCCATACGACGATGAGCCACTACCACCGTAAACCTGTGGTTATCTACTGCCTCATGGATCTTTAGCTGCTGATCCCTTGGC